GCCGACACCGCCGAGCAGCGACGGGAGAACGCGGCCAAGCGGCGCTCGGAGCGGCTGCACGACCGTCGCATCGCACGCCAGGCCGCCGGTACGGCGACGAAGCGAGACCTGCTCGCCCTGGGTGCGCTGAGCTGATGATCTGGGAGAACCCGCTGTCGGCCGGGCTCGTCGCTGAGCCCGGCCCGCGTCCCTTCGTCAAGGCAGACGGCCTGCGCAAGGTCTACGTCCAGGAGATGCTGCGAACGCACGACATGGACGCCAGCAGCCGGTCGCACGCGATGTCCCGGCTGGCCGAGCGCGCCGTCGAGTTCTTCAGTGGCCAGCCCTGGCAGATTCAGTGGCACACGCTGACCTTCTCGGTGCGCAACACGGGCATGGAGCCAGACCAGGACTCGGAGATCTGGCGCTGGGAAGTCTGGGTGAGCTGATCTCACATAGTGGACCCCGGGGTTGACCAAGTCGGCCCCGGGGTCCATCCTTGAAGCAGACCAACGAGAGGAGCACTACAGTGAGCGAGCACAAGGCCTTCGCGAAGTTCCCGACCACCGGCGGCGGCTATCAGTACGTCGACGTCTTTGCGATCGAGGCCATCGGCCAAGGCGGTACACCCGAGCTGGCGACCATCTTCGTCACCGGGTCGGAGCGCTACTACCTGGTCGAGGTCCTCCAGCCCGCCCTGGACTTCGCCGGCGAGCCCGACGCCGCGAGCTGGTGCCTGACCCTGATGCTGAAGGTGGCGCAGGTCGAGCTCGGCGACGTGTTCGAGGAGCCGACTGGCGAGTCCGACGACGAGGACTTCGGTGCCCCGACGATGCCGTACGGACCCGGGTGCGCCCCGGAGTTCCGCAAGGACTGATGAAGTGCGCAAACTGCGGCCACGGCATCCTCCCGTTCAGCCAGTGGGAGAGGGCGGGGGAGGCCGAGAGGGCTGGGAAGAGGCAGCAATGCGGCGACTACTGCAGGCGCTGCTACGACAGGCTACGGCGGCCGCGAACGACCTGGGCGCTGAGGGACCTGATCGAGGAGGCCGAGTTCCTCTTCGTCGGCGGCTCCGACGTTCGGTCCGTCGCCTTCCGGCTGGGCCTCAAGCCGGAGAGTCTCGTCAGGCAGTACAAGAGGGCCGTGGAGCGCGGCCTGACCGACCGAACACTGACCTACAGGAGGACTGAGTGACCGACGACGGAGACGGCTTCTTCGACGACGCGGACAGCATCGACAACGAGGTCGAGCGCCAGAACGGCGAGCCCCTCATCATCCAGGAGGACGGCAGCCGCAGGGCCTACACCCGGGCGAGCTCGCTCGGCGACTTCCTGGTCGACAATCAGTTCCTCCAGCTCTGGGAGAAGCGCTACCTCGCCCGGCAGATGGGCAAGAACGAGGACCTGGCCGCCCTGGCTGCACTGGAGACCTACTCCACCGGCTTCGACGAGGACTCGGTGACGAAGTCCGCCAGCGGCAAGCGGCTGGACAGCATCATCCAGCGCGCCTTCGAGCGTGGCCGGATGCACGAGCGCGCCGACTACGGAACCGTCGTCCACGCCCTGACCGAGCCGGGCAACGAGGGCTACGAGCCGGTCCGGGCCGCCGCCGACGTGCAGGCGTTCTGGGAGTTCATCGAGCTCAACAACATCAAGATTCTCGGCACTGAGATCTTCGTCGTCAACGACGAGCTGCGTACCGCCGGCACCTTCGACCACCTGGTCTGGACCGAGCAGTACGGCGTCTGCATCGCGGACAAGAAGACCGGGCGCAACATCAACGGCCTGGGCTTCTCGGTGCAGTTCGCGACCTACAGCCGGGCCAGCGGGTACAACGTCAAGACCGGTGAGCGGTCCAGCCTGCAGCTCACGTACGCCAACGACGAGCCGATCAACCAGGAGTGGGCGATCCTCTTCGAGGTCCACGACGGAGCCTGCCGCGCCCGCCGCGTGCCGATCTCGGACGAGAAGGGCTACAAGGCCGCACGTCTGGCCGCCGAGGTTCGGGACGCTCGCAAGTGGAACGCGATGGCGAACATCGACAAGACCTTCAAGCAGGTCAAGGACACGCCGGAACTGCGCGAGCGGGCGATCATCCGCCGCGTGAACGAGGCGCGCTTCCCCGAGGAACTGCTCGCGCTCTGGTACCAGTGGGGCAAGGACTCCTGGTCGAACGCGATCACCGAGGCCGCCAAGGCCAAGAAGGAACTGGAGGGCTGGACCTGATGGGAAAGACCAGCAAGGACAAGCTGCTGCCGGACGGCCACTTCTGCAACCCGCCGAAGATCTTCAAGAAGGTCGGGGACGTGTGGCGGTGCCGGAAGTGCGGAGCCGTTTACACGTGCAGGCTGATCAGCGGCCACAAGGCCTGGCTGCTCACGCGCGACGGGAGGCGCAAGTGAGTACCTTCAACATCGGCGTCGACATCGACGACGTGCTGCACCCCTGGTTCTCCACGGCGCACGCCCTGTGTGAGCTAGCCGGCATCACGAACGGCGTGGTGCCGAAGACCTGGCGAATGGCCGACGAGTACGGCTGCGACAAGGATGTCTGGGTTAAGGTCCTGGAGCAGGCCACCAAGGACGGAACGCTGTACGGCGTACCGCCGATCCCCGGCGCGGTCGAGGGTCTCAGGCGGCTGATGTTCGCCGGGCACCGGATCCACCTCGTCTCAGCGCGGGGCACGGCAGTCTGGCAGTCCTCGGCCGAGCGCGCCGAGATCCACCGGCAGAGCTACGAGTGGATCGAGGAGTACGCCGTACCGCGCGAGTCGGTGACGTTCGACTCCGACAAGCCGCGCGTGGCCGCCGAGCTCGACCTGGACTTCTTCATCGATGACGGGGTCCACAACTTCCAGGACCTCGAGCAGGCGGCGCCGAACACGCAGACCTACCTGATGACGGCGCCGCACAACCGGGACTTCTACACACCGTTCCGGGTGGACAGCATGGACGAGTTCGTCGACCTCGTGACCGAGGCGGCCGAGAAGGGAGTGGCAGCGTGAGTGATCCACTGAGGCCGCTGGCTGAGCAGATCATCCGCGAAGCCATCGAAGGTATCGAGTGGGACACCATCATGTCTCGCGCGGACGACGACAGCGTCGATGCCGAAGAGCTGGAGAAGCGCGTGCGTGGCGCCGTCGTCTCGATCACCGTACCGACCGCCTCGGGCTGCACCTGCCTGGGACTCCAACACCGCAGAGAATGTGCCGACTGGAGGATGCCATGGTGACTAACTACGAGACCAAGGACAGCGGGACGCATCAGGAGTACGAGTCGGGCATGCGGCGCGACAGTCAGGACGGCAAGCCGCGCTTCGACCTGATTCGGACTCGGCTCCAGCCGTACGAGGAGCAGATGATCACCCGGTATGCCAGGCTGCTGGCCAGGGGGGCCGAGAAGTACTCCGCTCGGAACTGGGAGGAGGGCTGCGGCGAGGAGGAGCTGGAGCGCGCCAAGGCGTCCCTGCTGCGACACACCGAGCAGCTCGTGGCCGGCGAGACGGACGAGGATCACGCGGCGGCCGTCTGGTTCAACACGCAGGCCGTCGAGTACTTCCGCTGGCGACTCGGCGGCGAGGACGAGCTCAGCGACGCGGAGCGGTACGAGCGGGCCCAGCGGACCTCGGAGATCAACCGCCTGGCCACGCAGAAGGCGGCCGAGATGCGTCGGCGGTCCCGCATGCACGCGGCGGCCAAGGAGCTCGATGCCGAGCTGAACGCGGCCGACTTCCCGGACTCCTACCCGGACGCGAACTGAGGGTTGACCCCCTCGCCCACATCCGCTAAGCTGTACTCATCCCCGCTGGAAAGGCGGGGAGTTGGACAGGCAGAAAGCCTGGACGCGGACCGAAGCCAGAAAGGCCGAGGCCAACGATGCCCCAGGAGGCAACGTGAGCGACGAAACGACCGATGGATTCCTCGACGACGGCGTGCGCGAAGGCGCAGCGGGTGCCCGTTTCGACGAGGTGGGTGACTCCGTACTGGGTGAGATCGTCGACAAGTACATGGTCGACTACGTCCCCTTCGGCAAGAAGGACCCGGAGATCGACGAGCGGACCGGCCAGCCGGTGAAGCAGCTCGTCGTGGTCCTGCAGACCGAGACCCGGAACTACGAGGACCACCCGAAGGCCAAGATCCCGAAGGACCAGGACGGGAACCCCCGCGAGGCCTCGACGGACAACGGCCGCCGCGCGATCTACGCGCGCAAGGGCACCAACATCTACTCGGCGCTGGCCAAGGCCGTCGCGGCCGGGCTGCCGGCGGGCGAGAAGCCGGGCAAGCACCCTCTCGTGGGTGGCAAGATCGGCATGCAGTTCTTCGAGGACGAGGACACGGGCAAGGGCAACAACCTGAAGAAGTTCCGTGGCAAGTACGTCGCTCCGGCGGCGGCGGCCGAGTCGGACGACTTCTTCGACGCGCCCGCCAAGACGGACGACGTGACGAACGACGTGCGCAAGCAGGACAAGGTCCAGGACGCGCCCGCCGAGGCGAAGAAGTCCGTGGCGGACGAAGAGCCCCCGTTCTGATCGGACGGTGACTCCAGGAGCCCCAACCCCACCACCCCGGGGTTGGGGCTCTTCCCTTTACAGTAGGTTGGAAGTCTTCGTTTCGAGTAGGGAGTAGCCGTGGCCGCGAGAGCCAAGAAGCCGTGTAAACAGCCGGACTGCAACGCCGCGAAGGATTCGCCGTCGCACTTCTGCTACTGGCACCGCGTCGCCCGCCTGCTCATCGACGACCAGATCGCCGAGGCCCGAGCCCGACTGAAGATCGTGGAGGCCCGCGAGGGCTACGTCTACGCTCCCCTGAAGGCGGGCGCTGAGTGGCCGGAAGGGAAGCGGTGGTGCTCGGGCTGCCAGTGCTACATCCCTCGCTGGTACGCCGACGGGAGCCGCTGCAAGGCCTGCCAGTCCGAGTCTCGGTATGGCGCCCACATCCGCGAGACGTACGGGATCTCGTACGACTTCTACCTCGCGCTGTACCAGTTCCAGGGCGGCCGCTGCTACATCTGCCGCAAGGAGCCGAAGCGCCGCCGCCTGGCCGTCGACCACGATCACGAGACCGGCGAGGTGCGGGGTCTGCTCTGCTCTGGCCAGCGCTCGTGCAACCACGACGTCCTGGGCAACATCAGCTCAATCGACATGGCTCGCCGGATCGTGCTCTACCTCGAGGACCCGCCGGCCAGGGCGTTCAAGGCTGGCCGGATGCTGCACGCCGACGTCGCGACCGCGTCAGGCTCCGTACTCCAGGGCCGGTCCCGCACTATTCTGCCGACATCGGCAGTAGAAGGCGGACAGGCCGAGGTCATGGAGCGGATGGCCGCCGAGTCCGTCGTCAGCCGGGCCAAGCGCGCCCGCGACGGCCACTACACCGACGGTGACTTCTGGCGCTACCCGGACGGCACCGAGGTCTTCGACATCTTCCACGCGGTGCCCGACCGGCTCGACCCGAAGGTCTGGGAGGCCCGACTGGACCTGGCTCGTGAGAGGCAAGCTGGCATTGCCGCCCAGCGCGAGCGCCAGCAAGGCTAGATCCAACGAACAAGACCCCCGACGCCCTCCAGTGAGGGGTCGGGGGTCCAGGGGCTCAGAACGGCGTACAGAGCCTCAGACGTAGTCGTGCTCGACGTCGGCTTCCATCGGCTCGCTGTTCAGCGGCTCCGAGTTGAAACCGGGCTCGACGGCGGGCTCGGTGTTCTGACGGAGGAAGCCGGCCAGCGCGACCTGCAGAGCCGCGATCAGGGCGGCCTGGACGTCGGGGTCGAGGTGGAGACCGAAGCCGACCAGCAGCGCCATGACGGCCTGCACGCCACCGACGACCACGGCCAGGTTGACCTTCTTGGTGAGGAAGGCCGTAACCAGCGCGAACAGGGCGGCCGAGGCGGCCTGGACCAGCGTCGACTGGTCAGCGGTGAGCCCGCCGACGCCGAGCACGACCAGAACACCCAGGACTCCCTGGAGGGCGCCCGCCCACGCGGCGGGTTCGTAACCGAAGATCTTCATGCTGTATATCCTCTCAGACGTCCCAGTCATCCGCACGCGCGTGACCGGTCTTGAGTTGGTAGTCCTGGTCCAGGAACTTCTCGTAGGTCTTCTCGCGGAAGACGGTCCACTTGGTGAAGTCCGTCCCGCCCACCGAGATGAGGTAGGCGACCTTGGCATTGTAGAGCGGGTCGCGCAGCTTGTCAGCTACGCGGAGCCGGTCACCGTTCGCCGCCGGGAACTGCTCGGGGTTCTTGAGCGAGCGGATCTGGAACCAGCCGATCGACGCGCCCCACTTGGTGTTCCGGGTGAACCAGTAGCCGTTCGAGTCCATGAAGTGCTCGTACGGTACGGGGACCTGCTGCTTGGCCTTCTGGCGGGCTGCGTAGTCGCGAGCTGCATCGGCCTGGCTGGAGTACGGGCCCAGCAGTGCGCCGGAGATGTCCCCGACCGCGTCACTGAAGCCGTCCGACTCAGCCTTCCCGACGGCCTTCGCGATCCGACGAGCGGCCGGGTCCGTGAACCCGGCCGCGATCAGGATCTCGTCGGCCGTCAGGCTTTTGGGGCGAGCTCGGCCAGCTTGGCCTGGATCGCGTCCAGGGCCTGACCCTGCGCCTTCTGCATGTTGACCACGGCGGTGACCGCGCTCGACAGCGTGGTGAAGTTGTCCTCCAGGGCCTTGTCGACGTCGCCGGCCGTGGTGGCCTCGATCTGGTCGGTGTGCAGCGCCCCGAAGGCCGCGTACGACTGGATGGACTTCTTCAGGTCGACGACCGTGGCCGCGAGGACCTGGTCGTTGTGCTTCTGGATCTGCGCAGCGGCAGCCCTCATGTAGTCGATGACGCGATCTGCTTCAGCCACGGTGAAATCTCCTTCGCTTGTGGCGGGCGGGGGGGTGGGAGTGCCGCCGGTGGGGGCTCCACCGGGTCCGGCCTTGAGTCGGGCGTTCACGTCGGCACGGAACTTTCCCATGAACGTGCTGCCCGGGTCGGGCTTGCGGCTCGACCATTCCTTGTGGCCGACGATGGAACCGGCGGTCCACTTGTAGAAGTCGCAGATGGCGGCGGCCCAGCGGACGGCGCTGTCGTACTGCTTCGCAGTCATCGGCTGTCCGCCGTCGAACTTGACCTCGAGCCCGTAGAACCAGCCGTTGCCGTTGGTGTCGTCGGGGCCGGGCTTGATCGTGGCGGTCGTGGGCGCTTTGTCAGCGCGGACGGTGGCCAGCGTCCGGGACGAGCCCGAACCGGCGTGGTTGGCGCGGCCAATGGCACCGAGGATGAGATCCCCGTCCATCTCGCACGTCGCCTGGCAGAGCGGGCCGGGAATGCCCTCGGCCGGACGGCCCTCCACGAACAGGAAGTGGTCGTAGGAGGCGCTGTTCTGGCCGCCGTCCGAGCCAGTGTGGTGGATGACCAGACCGACAGGGGCGAACGAGCCAGGACGCTTTCGCGTGGTCCAGCCGGAGTACTCCTTGAACGGCACGCGCCACTTCTTCATCGCAGCGCGCGTTTGCGCTGCGGTCATCGGTGCGGCCATGAGTCTCCTCAGATAGGCGGACTTGGGTACTCGTCCAGCCTACGTCCAGGCTCAGTGGTTGTCGCGGAGATCGTCCAGCTCGAAGTCGACGCCGTCCAGCCGCTGGAGCAGCACGTGGACCTGGGCGCGGAGCTCGCGAACCTGCTTCTGCAGGCCCTCGATCTTGGCGTCCTTCTCGGCGTTCCGGGACTCCAGGTGCTCGATCTTGGCGTCCTTGCGCGCGCTCTCCGCCTGCACAGCCTGGAGGCTGGCCAGGATGATGGAGTTCGCGGCGGCCGCGTCGGTGATCTGCTGAGCGTCCTCGGCCATGTCGAGCTTCTTGCCCTCGAGCTGGCCGGTCCGGCGCTGCTGGAACCACTCCAGGAGGAGTCGACCGGCGTAGCCCAGGATGATGAGCGTGCCACCACCGGCGACCTGCGGGAGGAACTGAGTCGGGTCCATCAGTACGTCTCCCCCTCGTTGTTGTTCTCCCCCGAGATTTTGATGGCGACTTTCTCTGCCTTGCGTGAGCGGTACAGCACCCAGCCCCTGACCAGGCAGCCGGTGCCGATGGCCAGCTCGTCCCCGAGGTTGTAGTCGTGCGCATAGACGCTGACGATCCCCGAGATGACAACGGCCAGGAAGACGAACATGAGGCCAAGGGTCTCCAGCCGCTCATTCTCGTTGAAGCGACTGAAGGTTGCCAGGCCGGCGCCGACCACCAGGGCTCCGGCGAAGTTCCAGATCACCCAGTCGTGCACGTCAAGCTGGACGGCCAGGGAGTGCACCTGGAAGAAGACCAGCAAGCCTTCGAGGAACAGGTAGACCATCAGCGGGATCTGGAATGGCGAGATGGTCATCCCCCGCTTGAACGTGCCCATGCCGATGGGATTCTTGCTGGACCTCCGAATCAGTGGCACGCTGTCTCCCCGAGTTGGTTGCTGACCCACCTAGTCTAACGGCCCGTCAGCAACCTTCGCTGGCGGGCCGTGTAAACGGGTGTTGGGTTGGTCACTCCGGGATGGGGAGTTGCTCCTCGTCCGGCGTCGGCGTGACGTCCTGCATGAAGCTCTCGATCTTGACTCCCGCGATCGAGCGATGAACTTCCTCGACTCCCTGGAGAGGGCCCATCTTCGAGAAGTAGTCGACCAGGTTCTGTAGAAGGGCGTCGGTCACCTGGGGAGGCACTGGCTGGCTGAAGATGTCAGTTGCCGAGGGCAGGTCGAAGAATCCGCCGAACTGCAGGACGTTCTCCGGGTCGCCAGGCAGAGTGAACTGGAACTCGAAGCGAATCTGCCACTTGGGAAGATTCTGCGAGACTGGCTCTGAGTACGGCATTGATCTCCTTGGGTTAGGGCTCTATCCAGCGCATCTGGAAGAAGCTGATGTCCTGGCTGCTGGCGGTCGGGACTCGGTTCGCCGTCGCAGCGGAAGTTCCTAGCCAGCTAAACCAGACGAGGACCTGATCCCCGGCCACCAGGCGGAAAGCCTTCCCCCATTGAGCCAGCGCTGGCGCCCCTGACGCCTTGGCGTCCAGGGTGACACTGGCGATAGTGGCGGCCGGAGCGTTGTTCTTCCGGACCTGAGTCAGTCGCGTTCCGGTGGAGCTGGCGAAGGCTCCCCACCAAAGCTGGCCGCTGATCTGGTACAGACCGTCCTTCGAGACGGTGAAGATCCCGCTCGACAGGGTGATGCCGTCCGACTCGAGCGCCGACCAGCCGGTCAGCGTAGTGAGGGTGTCGCCAGCCGGGATCGACGGCGCCGAGCTGAGGTAGCCCAGCCACTTCGGACCAGGGGCCAGGAGCTCCTTGGAAGAGCCGCCGGCCGGGCCGACCTGGAACGACGTCGCTCGGATGGTCGAGTCGCCCTTGATCTGCAGGCCGCCGTCGTCGGACTTGATGACCGCCGGATTGGCGCTCGGGAAGCTGTTCACCGTCGGCGGGTTCGTCCCGCTGGTGGCCAGGGAGGAGATCACCGTCGAGCCGGTGCCTTCGTACTGCTGCCACATGGCCGAGTTGGCGGGCTGACTGGATCCTCGACCGGCGTAGAACCGAATGCGGTCAGGATCGTCGGCGCCACCGTTGTCCGGCACGTCCGGCGAGACGAAGGTGATGTTCGAGCGACGCTTCCAGGTCATCGACTTGGCGGCGCCCGGCGTCGTCTCGTGCGTTCCCGTGCCGCCGGAGTCTCCGTCGCGGAACGTCGTCTGGCCCCACACGGTCGACGAGGTGACGGCCGGATCCCAGAAGTTGTTGGTGTGCTTGTAGAGGCGGCCATCGCCGCACAGGGTCCAGAAGTTGGTCCCATCCCAGTCGCAGCCACGACGGTTGGACGCCGGGGCCTCGAAATAGTGGGCCTGATTGTTGGCCGAGGCCCAGTTGTTGCCGGACCCGCTCGGGAAGATGGAGTCGTTGTTGGTCCCGGACGTCACCAGCATCTTGGTGTTGTTGAGGCTGCCTCGCTCGGCCGCCATGTATCGCGCGCCGCCAGGGATGTCGAAGCCGGACGGGTGGTATCGAAGCGCGGCCAGGCTGACGCCAGACGAGAAGCCGGTGGTCGACTCGTACGTCGTGGTCGGGGCCGGCATGGCACCGTTGTCTAGGACCGGCACGTAGTACCGGATCCGGAGGTGGGTCTGCGGCGTGATGATGGTGGGGACCTCGGCCACGAACATGCTCTGCCCGTTGTTGCCGATGACGGGCGGAGCGATGCCGTTCTGGCGCGAGTAGCGGTAGATGCCCGTCGGGCAGGAGACCCAGTAGTCGTCGCCGGACGGCATGAACCGGAACATCAGGTAGTGGCCGTTCTGCGACGGCGTGCTCGAGCTCAGGATCTCAGTGGCCGACCAGACCTCCCAGTCCTTGAAGTCGGAGTAGTAGATCCCGGTCCCGGTGAGGTCGTGCGGCGTGCCGTCGGGGTTGATGTACCACTCGCGCGTCCCGTTCGACCGGACCTGGAAGATCGACCAGAAGCCCAGGGCGGAGCGCCACTCGATGCAGCTCACCTGGCTGGCCACCAGATCGAAGGCAGCCCCGAGGCCCCAGTTCGGGTCGGTGTTCGTCTTCTGGGTCGACGTTAGCGAGGCAGTGCTCGGCGTGACGAAGTCGTACGACACGCTCATCTGCGGGCTGGCCGTCGGGGAGACGATGCCGCGCATCAGGGTCATGGCCGAGTCGGCCGTCAGCTCGTTCTCGTCCGACTGGATCGACATACCGCCGAGGATGGTGGCGCCGCGCACGACGAGCTCGCCGTCGTACAGCGCGTCGGTGCCGTCGGTCGGGATCTTCAGCATCAGCGAGTCGTCGGGCTTGTACGCGAAGAAGCCGTCCGGGGTGAACCCAGCGCGCTGGCCGTCGAGAGCGGTCCAGAACTCGGTCGACAGGACCATCGTGCTGGCCAGCAGGTCGCCGGTGATGGTGCCACCGAGGATGTTGGCGCCGACGATCGTCTCGAAGCCGATGCTGCCACCCTGGACGCGGAAGATCGTGTCCGAATCCTGGACTCCCGGGGCCGCCTCGCCGTCGTCGTCTTCCGCCACGATCTTGACGTAGTAGACCGTGTCGTACTGGAGCTTGCGCGGGTCGGGGTCGTTGGGGTCCACCGGCGCGACGCCGGGCAGGGCCTTGATGCTGAACTGGCCGCCCTGGACCGTGTCGACCAGCGTAGTCGAGTCCGGGGTGAAGTCGTCGGTGGTGCTGATGTGCACCTGATAGCGGACCGGGTCCGCGTTGACGATCGGGATCCAGCGTACGACGATGGTCTCGTAGGCGCCGATCACCTCGGCTTCCGGAGAGCTGGCCGGAGCCAGGCCGTCCGTCGTCGGGGCGCCGCTGGGGAAGGCCTCACCCGCGACGACCTCACTGGCCTCGCTCACCTTGCCGGCGAACGTCCAGCACACCAGCTTGACGAAGTAGTCGCCAGCCGGGAGGCCGATGGTCGCGTAGCCACCCTGGGGCGCCAGGAAGCTGGCCATCCGGTTGTTGTGGTCCGGGATGAAGTCCGATGCCGTGCCCACGTGCGCGTCGACGCGAAGGAAGTCCATCGGGGCCGGGATCAGGCCACCAGCGAAGGAGCCGTCCCAGCCGACGACGAGGCCCTCGGTCGCATCCTGGACCGAGGGGGCCGAGGGGGTCGGCGGGATGGGGCCGTTCAGCGCCGTCGGTGCGTACGTGCCGTCCCACTGCTTGCCGATGACCATGACCTGCGTGCCGTCGCGGCTGTACGCCTGGACCGCGCCATCCTCGATGGAGGAGTGCGCGAGCTGGCTCGTGGACCCTTGAGCCCGAACCTTGCGTTCGACGGTGGTCAGCCGCTCGGCCAGTTGACGGAGGGCGGACGAAGAAGTGGCCATGGCCTTATGCTACCTTGTCGCTGCGCAGCACCGTCAGGACGTAGTTGTTGCCCTCGTCCGGCGAGTACTGGACGCTCTGGACGCGGACCCAGAAGCCTTCGCCCTCCTGCCAGTCGTAGTCGAGCGAGATGAAGACCTCGTCGCCCGGCCGGACCGAGCCCATCGGGGCCAGATCGTGGTCGAGCACGGTGAACTCGGTGATGTCGCCAATCTCCAGGCGGGCCTTGAGCAGGTTGTACGCCCGGGTGCCAGCGGTGGTGACGGACTTGATCGACTTGTCCTCCACGACCACGACGCGGCGAAGCCGGCCACCGCGAGGCATCACGGCCGAGCCGCGTACCATCGTGCGCCCCTCGCCAGCCCCGAGGAGCTGCAGTTCGCTCGCCCACTCGTCGCCCGCCTGCGTGACGGTCGGCTGGATGATGACGTTCTCGCCGACGACGAAGCGGAGATCCTTCCGCTGCACGTTGAAACGCGGGTATGCCAGGTCCATCCGGTGCGTGATGACTCCGCCGCTCCACTCGTGGATCTCGCGGAACTGGAACGGAGTGTCGGCGGCCAGGTCGTCGATCGCCGCGCCCAGGTCGTGCGTCTCCCAGAAGTTGAGCTGGTACGGGCCAGACTCGAAGCTGATCGGGCCGGACTCGGTGTCGAACTCACCCTGCGCCAGCTCGACGCCGATCTTCAGCCCGGTCTTCAGGTTGGGGATCTGGAGGCCGACATTGCTGGCCGTCGCGGTCTGGATGTAGTTCCAGATGACGCGGTAGACGTCGAGCGGGTCGACCTCGACGCCGTTGTAGCTGGTGTTTGAGGTGTAGGGAAGGCCGTGGGCGTAACCGTGCAGGCCCATGCACTCGAGGTTGATGGCGGCGCCGACGGTCTCGGTGTGAACGAGGATACCGCCACCACGGATCTGGCCGTCGGCCTCGGCCCAGATGCAGGCGCCCCACTCGGTCAGCATGGGCTTGATCTCGCGGGAGAACGGCGTGATCGTACCGGTGAGCTCGTCGGTGGCGTTGAGTGCTGTCGTGACCGAGACTCCGGTCAGCGGCAGCTCAGGGTGAAGGATGGCCCCGGGGTTGCCGGAGCCATCGATCGCCTGGAGGATGTAGCGCCAGTCTCCTGACACATCACACCGCCTCTTCGACGAACCTCAGGGTGATGCCCGTCGAGGTGCGGGTCGTGGTGCCGAGCCGGTTGTTCTGCGCCGTGCTGGAGAGCGAGGCGGCCGTGGAGAACTTGCAGGTCGTCCCTCGGTTGGCCAGCGGGCCCGAGATCGGGCCGGACAGCAGCACGACCTTGTCGGTGCCCTTGGGCAGGTAGGCCGCCTCGGTGTGGTAGACGCTCTGCTGGCAGGCGGCCACGAAGACTCCGCCCGAGGTGCGCATCTCGATCCGCATCGGGGAGTCGACGTCCAGGTCGGAGCCCTGCGTGAAGCCGTTGATGTAGCCGGTGCAGTAGACCTTGGTCGCCCACTTCGGCACGTAGACGCTGAACTCGGAGTTGTCCGGCCAGGTCTCGTAGACGAACGCCGTACCGACGCTCAGCGTATCCGGCGTCGAGACGCCCACGTTGTTCTGGTACGTCTTGCTGCGCGCGTTCACGACCTCGCGGAGGTCGACGATCATGCCCGAGGTGATGGAGCCGGAGCCGTTCGGGACGTCGATGCGGGCCAGCGCGTAGCACGGGAAGGTCGGCGGCGAGGTGAGGTCCTCGACGCGGACGGTGGTCGACGGCACGTTCTTGATCACCCAGGCGCGAACGTACTGGTAGTCCAGCGCTTCGGTGGCGTCGGCCGGCGCGTTGCCGGTGTTCAGCCAGGGGTGGCCTGACATCGAGTAGTTCGGGTCGCCGACGGTTACGCAGATCAGGTGGGACTTGGTCGTCCCCTGGCCGGTGATGCCAGAGAAGTTGGCGTCGGCATCCAGGATCTCCTCGGAGATGGCCTCGACGACGTACGCCTGGTTGACGTCCAGCTCGTAGCGGTTCTCGAGCACGGCGCCGCCGGACGAGATCCGCACGCCGTCGCCGGGCGTCGAGAGCGGGAGGACCTTCATGTCCCCAGGGTTGATGATGCCGGACTGCTTCACGGCCGCACGCGCGCCCAGCCGAGCAACGCTGGCGGGAGTGCGAGCGCCGTCGAGGGCCCAGGGTGCCGCAGTGAGAGTCACAGTTCCTCCATCAGAGTGAAGCGTAGGCGGGGTACCAGCTAATCGTAGCTGATCCGGTACCAGTTCCCGAAATCGCCCGGAAGCCGAAGCTCTGATGGCCGGGCGACAGGGAGAGGTCGCGGAGGCGCGTCTTCACGCTCACCGCGCCGGGGATCGACGAGGTGCCGTCGAGCATGATCGTGCGCTTCCAGGGCCGCGTGTCGATCTCGACGTAGTGGCCCTCATTCAGCGTGAGAGACGGCATGTTCAGGAGCCAGTCGTCGGTCTGGATTTGCGGGCTGGTCAGGGGGCCGTCCAGCCTGATGATCGGCCAGGTCCGTCGGCGGCCGCTCACGAAGGTCTCGCCCGGGTGGAACCCGCCCGGCAGCGTCATGACCGGGAAGGTCACCGGGAAGATGAAGCCGCCCTCGGACTCGTAGGCCACGCCGAGCGTGATGCTCTCCGGGCTGTCGTCGTAGAACAGCGGGTCGACGCGCTTGAAGTCGGCAGTCACCGGCATCATGCCGGACAGGATCCGGTTGTCCGGCGACTGGGCGAAGCGGCGCGGCCGGCCATAGACGCGACGGGTCCGGCCGCCGACCTTGTACCGGAGCACCATGATGTCTCCGCCGGACAGGTTGTCGGGGGACCAGGCGTCGGCCAGCTCGTCGAGAGCGTCCAGTGCCGTCTCCTCGTCGACGGTGTTGACGTGCAGCGACCAGGTGAAGGTGGAGCCTTGCCGGACGTCGCGGCCCATGCGCGTAGCGCCGGAGAACGGGTCCGCCTGGTCCTGGATCAGCCAGTCGTTGGAGCCCGGGTCGAAGCCGGACGCGTCGCACGACACGCCCAGCCCGATCCCGAAGGCCACGCCCTCGTCAGCGTTCTCACCCAGGAGCTCGAACTGGTGATCCAGTAGCTCGATGGCCATGTCAGCTCCCTCGTCCCAGTCGGCGAACCTCGAACCGGAAGTCGTCCATGACGTCGTCTGCGGTGAGGTCCGAAGCGTTGAAGTGCGGCTCGTAGTGGATCCCTCCGCCGCTGCCGCCTCGCATGCCCTCGAACTGCTGGGCGGTGAAGACCGGCTCCGGCTTGCCCGTCAGGTTGACCACCGTGGTCAGACCCGGGGGAAGGTACCCACCGTTGTCGTACATCATCGTACCGTTGTCGGGCAGTGAAGCGCCGACCTGGCCGACGGGCTGTCCGCCCGGGACGATGCCACCGTCAGCGTACCAGTGGTGACCTTCCCAGAACGCCTTGGCCTTCTCCGGCGAGCCGTAGCGGCCCTTGATGTACTCCAGGCCGTACTGCGCCTGCTTGGCTGGGTCGGACGTCTTCGGGCCGTACGGACCCCAGGTCCCGTCGAGGAACTGGAAGAGGCCGTAGGCGCTCGACGTCGGGTTCTGCGCGTTGGGGTTCCAGCTCGACTCGTGCGAGA